TCACATCAAGACCAAGGCCTTGCAAGGAACGTAGTGCTACATTCAGCACGTAAGAGACGGGGGTTAACATGACTACCCATTTGACGTCGTCAATTTGGTGTTTGTCAATGCGGTAATGTACCGTCCAGTACATGCCAGCGAATGATCCTTGATCGGCCGTGAAGTCCATAAGACATTCACGGTCGTACAAAGCTCCTCCGAGAATACGCGTTTCTAGCACATCGCGCGTAATTCCATCGGGACAAGTGAACCGCATATAACGGTAACTTGTCTCACCGTCGTATGTCACACCCGCCGCACTAGTGGGGTAGGTAGTGTACATTACGACAATGTTCCCTCCTATCACATCTTGAGCTATTTGTGATGCGTGGCGGCCATTGGCGTATGACGCTACATCATGATAGAAGATGACTCTAGGAGGCGTGATAAACGTGTCACGGAAAAGTTGACGAACGTCAGACCATCTACCTGGTTTGCCAGCGTCGACAACGGAATGGTGTCTACGTGTGCTGGTCCAGGCATCAACGGTTTGATAACTCTTTGGTTCTTCTTGATTTCGAGTTGTGCACTTGCCCTCCTCACGAACAGCCGAGTGGTGGCGCTTTAAGTATGAGGATAGCAGCCTCCGCTTTGACACGGGCTTCGTTAGATTCGGGGTGTGTGCGTTCATTTTCCCTGAACGTTCGCTTGGTCTTTGGCTTGTTAGGCTTAGAACCGGCACGCTCGGAATGGATGTCCCCCAATACTTCGCCGAGACTTTTTCTCAAGGCTTGTGTTCGAATTGAAGTCTGAGAAGTAGCAAGGGCAAGGAGTTGGGAAAGGAGTTTTGTTTTGAAAACCTTGATACTGCCGGGCAGCCGCGTGAAGTCATGGATGATCGTGTTATATGTGATCTCGCCAATGACATAAGCAGCTGCTGTAAGCAGTGTCGTGATTATCGGTTTGCGTCGTACTCCCTTACCATAAGCGATAATTATCGCTTTGATGGCAAGGATGAGTCGTCTAGCAATTGGTGCTATGATAGCACTCGTGTGAGTCACGACACCGCCCCCGCATTTAACAACAGCATTGGCTGTTGTGGCGGTGGTCATCAGCGTTACTGATGTGGCGGTGGCGATCTGTTTCAAAGAATTACCCCACGGCGTAACCGAAGGGTTGAGTTTAACGTGGTCTACGGCAGCCTGTTTGAATTGGTTAATCCAATCGTCAGGGCTGACATTGTGGGCGTTAAGTAGATCTAGAATAGTACTCGGATTGGGCACCATTCTGGAAGTGTTTTGAACCTCTTTCACACAAGAGGGGATGATAACTGTTACTTGATTTAGTACAAG